GTGGCTGCATGACCTGGCTCGCCGTCATCATCATTTCCGCACCCGTCCTTCTGCTCCTCGTTGCCGCAACAAAAAAGGGCGGCCACGAATGACCGCCCCTGTTTTCCTTCATGACCATTCGTCAAGGCGCAGCTCGCGCCGGGCAGTGCGCGTGGGTACCCGCCGCGCCTTGGCCAATGGCCACCATCCATTTCTGGCTCGTCATCACATCGCCGTCCAAAGCTTTGATGCCGTGCCATTCCATCGCTCTTCGTCCCTCGCTGGTGCCCCGGTCTCGATGACCAAACCACTAGCAAAGGACATCGAGCACCATGTCACCCAATTCAGAGCATTCGGTACCTGAGATGAGCGCCACAGCCGCCACCGAACTGGTTCGGAAAATGGTCTACGAAGAGACCAGGAACATCGGAGATACCCAGCTTGCCATGCAGGGCTTGGCCCGTCGCATTGGCATTGGGTTTTGGACCCTCGACCATCTGCGCAAGGGCAGGGCGAAAAGCTGCGATGCCACTCTGATGAGCCGCATCCGCGCCGCTTACGTCGACCTATGCGCTCGGCAAATCGAACATCTGCAAAACGAAATCGAAATCGAGAAGGCGGTCTCTAACGATGACACTTTGGCAGATCTGGAGCTGGAGATTGCGTCTCTGGCTAAGAAAATTCAGGCGCGGAGGGCGGCCCGATGAACGCTCTCGCGACCATGACAGATACTGACCGCCGGGCAGGACGGTCAGGGCAGGGGATCGGTGGGGAGGTAAATGTTCCCTCCCCCTCCTCACCGGTTACCTTTACGATGCCAGTCCCGCCGTCCGTGAACCAGATGTTCAAGAACGTCCGGGGCAAGGGCAGAGTTAAGAGTGAGGCATACGATCAGTGGCGGGCTGCAGCCGCTACCAGCCTCCGGCTCCAACATGTGCCCGCCATCCCGGGGCGAGTGGTCGCCGTCTTCGGTGTCGAGCGCGGTAGCCTCGCAGCTGACATCGATAATCGGATCAAGGCCATGCTGGACGCCATCGTCGCGGCCAAGATCATTCGTGACGATAACCAGGTAACAGCATTCGCGGCAGCTTGGCTGCCATCAGCGAACGGCTTGGCCCATGTCCAGATTTTCCCAGCCGATCGGCTTGGGATCGAGTTCCACCCGTCAAAAGATCGCGCCACGGGCGGGTGGTTTCCGGCGCTTTCAACAGATGGAGAGCCTGATGGCCCTATCGATTTCTGACCTTAAGCGGACCACGGCGATAACTCCGCCCCGCATCCTGATCTATGGCCCGCCAGGGATCGGCAAAACGACTCTGGCCGCAGAATTCCCTAATGCTGCATTCCTGCAGTTGGAGGATGGCACGCCTGGTGATGTGGAGCTGATGAGCTTTGGCAAGATCGAGAGCTTCGAAGCCTTCATGGAGGCCATGGGCGTGCTCTATACCGAAGACCACGACTTCCGAACCGTCGTGATCGACTCAGTCACAGAACTGGAGCGCCTCGTTTTCGCCGAAACCTGCCGACGCGGCGACGACAAGGGTAACGCCAAGGCCAACATCGAGGACTTTGGCTATGGCAAGGGTTACGTCTACGCCAAGCGCGTATGGCAAGAAGTTCTCGACGGCATCAACGCCCTGCGCCGGGATCGCAACATGACAACGATCATGATTGCTCACTCCAGCGTCGAGCGCTTCGATGATCCTGAGACGGTCTCTTATGACCGCTACGAGATCGACCTGCACAAGCATTCAGTCGGCGCAATCGAGCGCGAGATGGATTGCATCTTCCTCCTGAAATCACCCGTCAACGTGAAGAAGGAAGAGCAGGGCTTCAACAAAGAACGGGCCATCGCCGACGGTTCGTCCGTTGTCCTGGTGCACACCACTGGCCGGCCAGCGTTCGTGGCTAAGAACCGTTACTCCATGCCCGCCACTGTGCGGTTTGATCGCGGTCAGGGCTATGCAGCCCTCGCTCCATACTTCCCCGGTCACCAACAAGCCGCTCCAGCGGCGAAACAGAAGGCAGCATAACCATGGGCGTTGATCTCGTTCAGCAGTACGATACCGAGGCCGAAAGCAGCAGCTTCGACGATCTGCCAGCCGGCACATATGAGGCTCAGATCGTTGAGAACGATCGCGTGCCATTCTCCAAAAAAGAGGACAAGGGCGACTGCCTTACCCTATGCTGGCAAGTGACCAGCGGGCCCTACGAAAAGCGCTTGTTCTGGCAACGCCTCGCGTTGTGGTTCCAAGGTTCTGAGAAGACGCCGGGCCAGACGGTGCAAATTGCCAATCAGCAGTTCGCGGCAGTTCGCAAGGCTACTGGTCAGAACATCGTCAACAATGCCGATGAGCTGATGTTCATTCCATGCTCGGTCACGTATGGCCCGCAGAAGAACAATCCAGAATACTCCGAGGTCAAGAAGGTGATGCCGCTCGGTGGTAATGTTCGCCAGATCGGAAGCGCCGCCCCAGTTCAAGGGAATGCTCAACAGGCGAGGGCGTCAACCCATGCACCTGCCAACCAAGGCACCCGTGCTCCGTGGCCCCGGCCCGCAGCTTAGCGTAGCAGCCGGGGTGGGATCCAGTTTGGCGACTTAGGCCCACCCCGACACCCCAACAGCAATAGACCAATCCGTCACTCTCAGGAGCATGGACGATGCCCGATACCGCTTTGCGCGGCAATAGCCGCAACCGCCACCCCGTCGATCAGCTGGCTGATGTTCGGCAGCAGATCAAAGACCTGCAGGCGCAGGAATCCGACCTCAAGGCCCTAATCAGTATGGAGATGGGCTCCAGCGACAGCCTGGGCGGCGATGAGTTCATCTGCCGACAGAAAATTCAGGAGCGCAAAGGCGGCCTTGACGAAGCAAAGTTGAAAGCTGCGGGGATCAAGGTCGACTTGTACCGCAAGCCTCCCAGTGTTGCGCATGTCCTATTGGTTGAACGCCGCGCCGCCGAGGCCGCGTAATGGTCGCCCTCACTCTCCCACACCCAACCGTTGACGCGATCGATGCTCACTATGCGGCGAACCAACGGCCCGATTACCCGGTCCGCTTGACCGCTCGCCTCCTGTCAGGCTGCGAGCGCGCCGGTTGGTACGCCTTCCGGTGGGCCCATGAACCGAAAACCTTCGCTCCACACCACGCGAGAGCTAACATCGCCCGAACGGCGACAATGGATGAGTTGGCGTCATGCCTGTCCGATATCGGCGTGCAGGTCCAACGGGTCGATCCAAAGACGTTCATGACCCGCGACTTGACCGCCCTAGACGGCCACTACCGTCAGAAGATAGCCGCCACGGCCACGGGCTTATTGGAAGCGCCGAAAACGGAGCACCTTCTCTATCTCGACCAGCAGCCGGCCAAAGTCGTGGCGCAGATCAAGAAGCACGGTCTAGCAATCGGCAAGCCAGATCGCATCGCGCCGATCCAGATCGGTATGCATCTGCTGTCGCTCAGCCGGACATTCTACCTGGTCAAGAACAAGGACACGGATGAGCTCTGGTCGGAACGGATCGAGTATGACGCGGCACACTCTGCCGCCTTGCTGGCCAAGGGTGAGAGGGTCCGCGATTACACCAATCCGCCCGCTCGCATCAGCGATGATCCGTCCTATTTCCAGTGCTCCGGTTGCGCGGCTCTAGCGCAGTGCCACCAAAACCAGTTCGCCAAGCGGAACTGCCGTACCTGCTTGCATTCCACTCCCATCACCGATGGCTGGCATTGCGCCCGCCATGACCATGTCCTGTCCATCGATGACCAACAGATGGGTTGTCCCAACCATCTCTACTTGCCCGGCTTAGTACCTGGCACGCCCGACGATGCCGACGAAACTGCAGAGACCGTGACGTACGTTTTGCCAAATGGTCGGCTGTGGATTGATGGCGAGGGGATGGCGGCATGAAGAACCGTCTCTCCGACCTCAACAATCACCTGTTCGCTCAACTTGAGCGATTGGCTGACGAAGACCTCACCCCAGAACAGATCGATCAGGAAGCGAAGCGTGGTGAAGCCATCGTCGCGGTAGCAGATCAGGTCATCCGCAATGCCGCCCTTCAGATCAGGGCTGCAGAACTGGCTGCCGAGTATGGGTCCAACCCCGAGCCATACCTGCCTCAAATCGAAGGGAAGGCATCATGAAGCCAAGAGCAATCCCGTACTCGGCGATTGAAATGCAGTGGCTTGAGACCAACCGCATGATGGTCATCAGCGACTACCATGCCGCGTTTTTCGCCCAGTTTGCACGAACTGATGTTTCAGCGGCAAACCTGCATGGACTTCGCAAGCGTAAGGGATGGAAGGTTGGCCGCACACCAGGCCGCACGGCTGGTCGCCACTTGAAATACTCCAAAACCGAAATCGCATGGCTGCGTGACAATGCGACCTTGGTCATCAGCGATTATCATTCTGCGTTCTGTGCAGAGTTCAGCCGCCAAGACGTTACGGCGCAGCAGTTGAATGGACTGCGCAAACGACAAGGCTGGAAAACTGGCCGCACCGGCCACTTCGGAAAGGGGCATGTGTCCCACAACAAGGGCAAGAAGATGCCCTTCAACCCGAATACGGCGGCGACCCAGTTCAAGAAGGGTCAGGTATCGCCCACCTATCGCGGTCCGGGGCATGAGTCCGTTGATGAGCATGGTTACGTCTGGATAGTCACAGACCGGCGCAACCCATGGACCGGGGCATCAACATGGCGCGTCCACAAGCACCGGTGGCTTTGGGAACAGGCGAACGGACCTGTGCCGGTAGGCATGGTGCTCAAATGCCTAGGCGACAAGCAAAATACCGACCCATCCAATTGGGAATTGGTGCCGCAAGGTTTGTTGCCTCGCCTCAATGGCAAGTCAGGCCGCCAATACGACAAAGCACCTGCCGAGCTGAAGCCCGCCATCATGGCTGTGGCAAAGATTGAGCATCATGTCCGCCAAAAGCGGAGGACAGAGGCATGACCAGCTACTCCGATCTCCTAGACCGAAAACGAGTTTCGTTCACGCCCCGTGGCTTTGACGAGATTCCACCGCTCCACTCCGACCTATTCCCCCATCAGCGAGCCGTAACCGAGTTCGCCTTGCGAGCAGGCGCCGCCGCCATGTTCCTCGACACCGGCCTGGGCAAATCCTTTTCCGCACTGGAATGGGGCAGGGTTGTTGTCGAAAAGACTGGCAAGCCAGTGATCATGCTCGCGCCTCTAGCCGTGGGTCCGCAGCACCAGCGTGAGGCTGCCCGGTTCGGCATCGACGCACTCTATGTCCGCGACGGGTCCGAAATAACTACCCCTCGCATCTACATCACCAACTATGAGCGGATCGACAACTTCGTCGTTAGCCAGTTCGCGGGCGTCATCCTTGATGAGAGTTCGGTACTAAAGTCCTTCTCTGGCCAGACCACTAAGAAGCTAATCCATGAGTTCCGCAACACTCCATATCGGCTCTGTTGCACTGCAACGCCAGCACCCAACGACCACACAGAGCTAGGCACCCATGCCGAGTTCCTGGGCGTCATGCGCCGCGATGAGATGCTGCCCCGGTGGTTCATCAATGACACGGCAAACACCGGTACGTGGCGGATCAAGGGACATGCAGCGGGTGACTTCTGGAGGTGGGTCGCTAGTTGGGCGCGCTGTGTTTCGCTCCCATCAGATCTCGGCTTCGATGATGGCGGATATGCCCTGCCGCCGATCACCGTAACGGAGCACATGGTCAGGGCAGACCGGACCATCGATGCGGGGGCGGAAGAGCGTGGCAAGCTGATCGGTCAGCAACGACTGTTCCGCATGCCGGATACAAGCGCGACTAGCATCCACAAAGAGAAGCGCCTCACTATCGATGATCGGGCCGATCTGGTTGCCGAATGCATCGACAGTGATCCGGAACAGTCGTGGGTAGTTTGGTGCGATACAGACTACGAGGCCGACGAGATCCTAAAGCGGGTCGATGGCGCGGAGGAAGTCCGCGGGTCGATGCTCCTCGCCACAAAGGAAGCCCGGCTCGATGCATTCAGCCGGGGCGATCTTCGCGTCCTAGTCACCAAGCCAACGATCGCCGGCTATGGCCTCAACTGGCAGCACTGCAGCCGAATGGCTTTTGCTGGTCTCTCATTCTCATACGAGAACTACTATCAGGCCGTCCGTCGGTGCTGGCGCTTTGGTCAAACCTCACCAGTCGAGGTCCACATCGCCATGGCCGATACCGAGGCAGCCATCAAACGAGTGATCGACCGCAAGGCCGATGATCACGGCGCCATGAAGCGCGAGATGGCCAACGCCATGCGGCTCGCCGTCAACGCTGAGCGAGCCAAGGCGGCATACGTCCCCACCCGAAATGTTGAAATCCCCAGCTGGATGAAGGCGGCATCATGAAAACCGTATTGGACCAAATTCAAGGCGACAACTTCGTTGCCATTCACGGCGACTGCGTCGAAGCGACCAAGGAGCTGCCTACCGAAAGTGTCGGGTTTTCCATCTTCTCCCCTCCATTCTCTCACCTGTTTATCTACAGCGACAGCGAACGGGACATGGGTAATGCGGCCAATGACCAGGAATTCCTAGATCACTACCGCTTCCTTGTCCGCGAGCTCTATCGGGTCACTAAACCCGGTCGGCTTTGCGCGGTCCATTGCAGTGATCTGCCCAAGACCAAGGCCATGACTGGCACTGTTGGTCTATACGACCTGCCCGGCGAGATAAGAGCCGTGCATGAGGCGGAGGGCTGGACCTACCATAGCAGGGTGACGATCTGGAAAGACCCGGTTGTCGAGATGACCCGGACCAAGGCGATCGGTCTGCTGCACAAGCAACTGCTCAAAGACTCAACCCGTAGCAGGGTCGGCATGCCCGATTATGTACTGGTGTTCCGTAAGACGCCTGGTGATGAGAAGTCGGCCGATCCCGTTGGCCATGATCGCTCAGAGTTCCCAGTGAACCTTTGGCAGAAGTGGGCCAGCCCAGTGTGGATGGATATTGATCAAACCGACGTTTTGAACGTCCGTATCGCCCGCGATGACAAAGATGAAAAGCACCTTTGCCCACTCCAGCTTGATCTAATCGAGCGAGCCATAAGGCTCTGGTCGAACCCTGGGGATGTGGTGTTGAGCCCATTCCTCGGGGTCGGCTCAGAGGGATACGTGGCGTTGAAGGCAGGCCGGAAGTTCGTCGGCATTGAATTGAAGCGCCAGTATTTCGACCAAGCATGCCGGAATTTGGCCGAGTCCGCATCGATCGGTGCCAACGACCTGTTCCGCGAGATGACGCCGGAGGTCGCGGCCGAATGACCACGATCGATCAATTCCCCAACCTAACCTCCACCCTCTTCGACAGCATCCGGATTACGCCACGGCTCAGCGCCAAGCTGATGGGCGACACGATGTGCCAAACGGCTGGCATGGACCCGGACGTTGTGCGTAAGCAGCAATATCGCGGCCCCGTTGGAAACCGGGACGTAGAGGCCATGCGGGTCAAGATCGCGGCTCGGATGGTGGCAAGCGGCCTCTTGATAGCGGACATATTAAGCTGGTTCGACGGTTTCTCGGCTGAAACCATCTATCGTTGGGCTCGCTCCGCCAAGCACCGGGAGGACGCCGATGCTTAGCCTCCGTCCTTATCAGCGTGAAAGCTTGAATTCTCTATATCATTACTGGTCCAACGGCGGCGGCAATGGCCTCCTGGTCCTGCCGACTGGCGCGGGTAAATCTCTGGTCCTTGCCTCATTGGTGAAAGAACTACTTGAGCAGTTCCCAATGTTCCGCATCGCCGTGGTTACCCACAGCCGCGAGTTAATCGTCCAGAACTTTGGCGAGATCCTCCGGATTTGGCCTGCTGCTCCGGCTGGCATTTACAGTGCTGGAGTAGGGCGCAGGGATGCAAGGGCGAAGGTTCTGTTCTGTGGCGTCCAATCCGTGTTCGCTAAAACAGACGTGGTCGGGCCATTCGACCTCCTGATCGTGGATGAAGCGCACCTTATTCCGCGGAACGCCGCAACAATGTATGGCCGGTTCATCCGAGATCTGCTCGCCATGACACCCGACATGCGGATCGTGGGGCTTACCGCTACGCCATACCGGCTCGACAGCGGGCGCCTCGATGAGGGCGAAGGCTCCATGTTTGACGACATCGTCTATGAGGCACCGGTCACCGACTTGATCGACCAGGGGTACCTCTCCCCCTTGATTAGCAGAGCTGGAGCTAGCCAGATCGACACCAGCCAGGTTCACACCCGCGCCGGCGACTTTATCCAGTCTGAGTTGGAAACGGCCGCCATGAAAGTGGTGAAGGAAGCCGTGGCGGAGCTAGTGAGTTTTGGCCAAGACCGGCGCGCCTGGCTGGCGTTCTGTTCTGGTGTTGCGCATTCGGAGGCAGTCGCGGCCGAGATCAGGAGCCACGGGATCGAAGCCCAGTCGGTAGACGGATCGATGGATAAGGGGACCAGAGATGGCCTGATCAGCAGGTTCCGCAATGGCTCGATCCGATGCCTCACAAGCGTCAATGTCCTTTCGATCGGCTTTAACGTCCCTCACGTCGACCTCGTAGCGCTGATGCGGCCGACGAAGAGCACTGGGCTATATGTCCAGCAAGTCGGCCGTGGATTTCGTACCGCGCCGGGCAAGGAAAATGCCCTGATCCTCGACTATGCCGGGGTTGTTCGCCGCCATGGCCCGGTGGATGCAGTCATTGGCGAGAACGCCGGCGGCGGTAAAGGCAAGAAGTCGGATGGAGAGGCGGAGATCAGGGCAAAGGAGTGCCCTGAGTGCCAAACTCTCGCAGCGCTAAACCAGCGCGAGTGCAAAGTATGCGGCCATGAGTGGAAGGTGGAGGAAAAGCCCAAGCACGACGCCCATGCTGATGACGCAACGCCTGTTCTCAGCACTGAACGCGTCGCGCCCAAGATGCTGCCGGTTGTAGAGTGGGATTTCCGCAGGTGGGCAAAGGCGGGGTCTCCGGACTCAGTTCGGGTCACCTTCTATGCCGGTGTCCAATCGTTCCATGAGTGGTTGGCGTTCGAGCTTCCGGGTCGCGGCCGTGAACGCGCTTGCTCCTGGTGGGCGCAGCATGGCGGGGCAACTCCATTCCCCAAGACAATCGATGAGGCTTTAGATCGCAAAGCAGAACTCAGCATGCCCGCCACAATCTCGGTGAAACCCGCTGGCAAGTTCTTCGAGATAACGCATCGGCAGTTCGCACAAAGGGAGAAGGCCGTTGCCTAACCCCTTCATCAGCCAATCCGAACGCGACATTCGCCAAGCCGTTGTGCAACGCGCCCGCCAGCTATGGCCCGACGCTCGGATAATCCACGAGCTCAATGTCGAGCATGGGCAATGCAGGGCGGATGTTGCGGCTGTCACGTCCGATACCATTGTGCTTTTCGAGATCAAGTCGGAGCGGGATACTCTCAGCCGACTATCGAACCAGCTCCGCCATTTTCAACCTGTTTGCCACGGCATCATCGTTGCTGCTCACGAACGGTGGTGCAGCGGCAGCAAGTATCCTAACTGCGACATCGATCCAATCCTGCGCCACGCCCGCTGCGGTGACCTGTGGCGCTATCCTGAGCCAGAGGCGAAATGGGGCATCCGGGCTTGGCGCGAGCCAATCACTACTTGCCGACCATGGCCTCATCGTATGCTACGCCTACTCTGGACTGAAGAACTTCAAGCACTGGCTTCGTTGCGTGGCCTGAAAGCCAAACGGACGGCTGGATACAAACTCGCAGATGAGTTGGCCCTACTGCTGACGGGTCAGCAGGTCGAGAAGGCTGTTTGCAGCGCGTTGAGAGCCAGGCCATTCGCAGAGGCGGATGATCCCATTTTGGACGCCTCCCATGCAGCATGACCGTCACTCCGACCGCGTCTGCGGCGTCTGTGCCAGGCCGGCCATTGGCATTGGTGTCGCACCTTCAAATGCCCGCCGCCTGCAGGACCTGATCTGGCTCTGCAATGACCCTGAATGTATCGAGATAGGGAACAAAACCATGGGGCTGAAACAACTCGAATTCTCTCGTCTCGACAGCCTTGCCACAATGGAAGCTGGCAGCGATGTGGAGCGTTATTGCGATGAGATCGGAAAGACCGACCTTCGCGAATTCACGCAGCAAGAATGGGACAACCTCTGCCGCCGCTTCGTGGCTGGCTACCGTGACGCGCTGCAGACGAAGCTCCGCGACGAGGCCCCGTTCTGATGGACACGGTCACAACTAACAACGCCAGGGTCGCGATAGATCTAGCATCGGCTGGATTTTCCGTATTCCCCTGTCATGCTGGTGGATCCAGTGCCAAAAGGCCGATGCCGAACGTGTTCTGGCGATCAGCTTCGACATCGGATCGGGTTAAAGTGACGGGGTGGTGGCGCAAGTGGCCTGATGCGGCTGTCGGCCTTGATCTGTCCAAATCGGGCCTCCTGGTCATCGACGCCGATCGGCATGGCGCGGACCATGACGGCGTCGCGGCGATTGCCGAGCTAATGCATGAGCACGGTTTCGATCCCAATCCTGTCCCGACGGTCGCCACTCCCAACCAGGGCACACACTTCTACTTTCGCCAGCCCGACGGAGACCCGCTCGGCAATGGCCGTGGCTCACTGCCTGCAGGAATCGATGTCCGTGGCGCCGGCGGATATGTCATTGCGCCAGGCACTGTCATGGAGGATGGCAGAGCGTATGAGGCGTTCGGCTTGGTCAAGGATGCGCCAGTCCTGCCGGAGTGGTTGCGCGACGTGATAACCGGGCCGAAGCACCAGGTCGTTGTTTCGCCCACCATCACGCGCACCATCCCATCCGACAGCCGCATTGCCTCTTACCTCGACCGCGCCCTGGCCGAGGAGCTCGACAACGTCCGCTATGCGCCAAAGGGTCAGCGAAACCACCAGCTGAACGTCTCGTCCATGAAGCTTGGCCAAATGGTCGGGGCAGGGTGGTTGAACGAATTGGAGGCAACCACCCTGATCGAGGATGCGGCCGCTGGTTTGACCCAGGACGATGGCCCGGCCCAAACTAAGAAGACGATCCGATCCGGCATGGCGAAGGGGAAGTCAGAGCCAAGAGAATTGCCGGACGATGATTATCCCGTCGTCACCGCCGAGGACTTCGAAGCGTCAGAGCGGCTTAGACGGTCGTTCGACACAAAAACTCAGAGCACCAGCCCAAACGCCAGCCTTCCCGCATCTGTCAGCTCGGATGCAGACCCAGCCGACACCACCTCAACAGCCCCCCAATTCGACCTGCCCGACCAGTTTCTCCACCCGACCGGGATCGTTGGCGAGATTGCTGACTGGATCTGCGACTGGACAGCCGAGCCAATCCGGATACACGCCATAGGCGCGGCATTGGTTATCGTCGGGACGCTAATAGGGAGAAAAATTTACACTCGCCAGCGCCCTACGTCCGCAGCCCTCTACATCGGCGCGATAGCGCCATCAGGCATGGGCAAGCAGCACCCGCAGGATGCAATCAGGCTGGCACTGGATGAAGTGGTTGGGAACGGCACCCTTCATTGCGGGTGGAACGTCTCCCTCCCATCGCTGGTCATGGCGCTGCACACGAACGCGTCGAAGGTGATGGTGGCTGATGAGTTCGCCGACAAGCTGATTGGGCTCAGGAGTAAAAATGCGTCAACGAGTCAGGCAGCGATCTCAGAAGGATTGCGCAGTCTATGGGGCACGAATACGGGCACCTACTCGCCCGACGTGTCACTAGCTCGAGGCGATGCAAAGATCATGCGACCGCACCTATCGTTCTACGGCGCCTCGACGGTAAAAGATTTCACCAGGTCGTTGATCAGCAAGGACGTCACCAACGGGCTGTTCAACCGGTTCCTGATCTTGCCGCGGTATCAAGCCGTGGAACGAGGCGAGGATCGGCACGACATAATGTCATTGCCTCCCCATTTGAAGGACGCCCTGCAATGGCTCTCCGGTTGTTTAGCTCCTATGCAATTGACCATGGCGGCACGCGGGGATGGATATCCATCAGAGCCCATATTGGTCCCATTTTCACCTGATGCATCCGACCTGAACGACGCGAACCAAGCCCATCAGCGTGCTATGCTCCTGGCGAGTGAACAAGACGATGCCCTAATGCTATGGGGCCGGTTCGCAGAGCAGGTGAAACGGGTTGCGATGATTGTGGCTGTTGGCCGTTGCCCTGGTGATCCAGCGAGTATTCGGATTGAAGCCAGTGACATGGATTTCGCCACATCTCTCGTCACCTACTCGATTGAGCAGTTCATCGGTATGGTGCGCCGGGACATGGTGGAGAGCTGGGTGCAGGCTCAGCACAAATTAGTTTTAGGGATCGTCAGGGCTGCGGGGACGATCTCAAGGAACGAACTGGTCCGGAAAGTGGATGGGCGGATCCAGCGCAAGCCGCTCGATGACGTCATCGCCCAGTTAGTCGACGGGCAAAACATGGAAGCGTTGAAGGTAGAGCCTGGGCCGAAGGGTGGGCCATCTAAAACGGTGTTTAGGTGGGTGCAGGACTGAGTGAAACGTTCTGGCAAGTTAGGTATTGTTATGGTACATGAACGTGACCTGTTCCTGTTGACAAGGGCCCCTGGGCACTTCGAAAGATAGGCAGAGTAACAGGTCGCAAAAGGCTGCTTGTGGGAAACCGCAGAGCGGCCTTTTCTTTGTTAGTAGTAGTGCTTGGCCCCGTGCTGCCACAGGTCACGCTCACGGGTTATGCGGTCAGCGATAAGGGCATAGGATCTGGAATCATCGCGTTCCCATTTCCGTTGAATTGCCCAGGTGCAGTAATCAGCAACCTGAAGGCATGGGTCAGAGGCAGACGGCCAAAAAGAAGTTGCCCACTGGTGTCTTGGGACATGTTGCTGCACGACATCGTTGACCGACTTGGTGAATGCCTTTTGGGCCGCTTTAGTACCGATTGTGGCAGCCGTTATTAGTAGTTCGTCGTCCTTCTCGATGTGCGGCGCAAAGGCATGCTGGAAATGATAGAACCAGCCATATTTGTACATCGACGCCTCGCTTTCACGGACGCGTGGCATGGCCTTTGACTTCTCCATGATTGTTGCCTGGATCTTAAAGTCGTGCTTGCAGATCGTGGCAAATACAGCGTCACGGACCGACTGCGCGTCGGTTGTCGCGTGGAAATAGTGCCCAACTTTCTCTTTGCGCCAAATAAGATCGCGTCTTAGCTCGTGCAGAGCATGGGCGCAGTCGCAATCATCCATAGAGACGGTGCAGACGATGAAGTAACGGCTGATGTTGTCACCTCGGCGAAAGGTGAAGTCACCTGCTTCGTCAGCAAAGATGTATCGACGGGTCATGCAACGTGGATGAGGCACTTAACGCGCTCGGTCAACTGTCCCCGTACTTATCCACACTGTCCACAGGCCAGTTACGTCGGAAATATGCCCCGATGCAACCCAGTTACGTCGGGTCCGGCTTTGGCAAAAATGGACGATTTTGCACATTTCTGACCACGTTACGTCGGGTTACGTCGGGGTTACGTCGGGTGCGTTTTCCGACGTAACTGACGCCTTTTTATATAATAATAACAAAGATATAGAAGGGTATATATAGTTACGTCGGTTATATCGGTAGGGAGGGTATCATTGGGGCTATTTAGGGGTGGTCTCTATATACCCCTCCGACGTAACCGACGTAACCTCCCCAGCTTGAATTCACTCCCCCGATTCGTATTCTGATCCAGCCCTGACCCCCCCCTGTTCGGCTCCC